AAGATGATTTTCCATATAGTATGCTATACAATTATGCCAGTAATTCTGGCATATAAATGAAATCTTCTGTAACAGCTTGTATCAAAAGAAAAACTGTGATAGTCTGTTAGCACGTTGAGAAAAGCATTCTGCGAATTCTTAACGTGTTCTATAAGCCGATAGGCATATCTAAAATCATTTCGGTGTTTCAGAATCGAGACAGAAAATCCGTTATGAACAAAGAGCAAAGCAGTGAGGCTGCAAAGCAACTAATGAAACACATCAATTCAACTAATCATTTCACGAGGAGGGCATGAGCCTATGACAAATCTATTACAGCAGTATTTTCCAATAATCCGTACCAGAGAAGAAATTTTAAAAGAAATTCATGAAAAGGGGCATCTCCAAAGAATTTTTTATGAATGGCAGGAAGAGCAACAGGAAGAATTTCTTAATTTCTGCACCGGAGTAAAGGGTGTAAAAATGATGTATGATTTTATGATCAAAGAAATCCTGGATCCATCAGCTGTACCAGACAGGGTAAATGAATTATTATCATTGATCTTGGGACAGAAAGTGAAAATAATTGATGTTCTGCCAAATGACGGGACAAGAATCGCAGATGAATTTTCACTGCTAATCATGGATATGGTCGTTCAGCTGGAGGATGGAAGTATTGTAGATTTGGAAATTCAGAAAATCGGGTATATGTTTCCGGGAGAGAGAAGTGCGTGTTATTCTGCAGACCTTTTATTACGCCAGTATCGGAGAGTACGAAATGAATTGAAGAAAGCGAATAAAAAGTTCTCATATAAAAATATTAAGCCGGTATATACCATCATCCTATTTGAAACAAGTCCCGCTTTATTTCATAAATTTCCAGAGGAGTATATGCATAGCTTCGAGCAGAAATCCGACACAGGAGTAGAAATGAATCTTCTTCAGAAATATATTTTTATCCCACTTGACATTTTTAAATCAATTCAGCATAATTTGGTTGTACCTGAAGACAATGTTCCCTTTATGTACAAAAATAAATTTGATATCAATTGTACATTGATGCCTCAATATTCGCTTACGGACTCACAGAAGCAAGAAGTCGTTTATGCGATTAAATATGCTCTTGCGAACGTACTGAACTCTCGTGCAATTGATTTTGGAAATGAAGCTGACTTTGATGTTATTTATGATACAATCTTGAACGCGGATCCTCGTATTAAATCAGTTAGTTTGGATACACCAAAATATGAAACATTTGCAGTTTATCCTACGGGGATAGCTTCATGTGCAGAGCTCAGAATTGATGATCAATCTAAGGAACCAGTAGACACGGAGTTAAAAGAATTGTGGAACAAGTTCCGTGATAACATTGTTGCAAAATCAGTTCTTGCAGGAAAAACTCCATTATTTGAATCAAAAAATGACTTTAATCTTCCTGTTTTTCAAACCAATCCTGAATCATTAACAGCTGAATATGTTCGTACTGAAGCAAGAATTCCGATTAATAACATTGATAGTCAGGGTCAAGGTGAGTACGAAATTAAGGAAAATGAAAATATTGTTTTAACATCAAAAAATTTAATTACTGATCAAACATATGGTAGTTATGTTAAATATGTTCAGAATTTGACTCAAGCTGCTGTTCGTGATTCGAATTATACACTGGGATCATCGGAATTTATTACATTTTTCTGGAAAAAAGAAGATGGTGATGATGTTCCTTACAGTTACTATAAATATTCAGAAAATAGTAGTGTTAAAATAATTTCTCCTTCATTTACGTTAGAGAAAACACAAGATGATGGTATAACTCAAACTAAAGGAACACTGGAAGCCCTTCGTAATTATTGTAAAAATTTGAAAGATGGTTCGGGAGTAATTGATTCCAAGGCTGTAATTAACGTGCAGAGTGAGAACAATGAAACAGTAACGTTAAAAGTCATGGATTGTATCGCGTCTTTATCGGGAAGCGGATACAGCTTGACTGGAACTAGACAAATTGTAACAAAGAAAACAAATGCAGTAAAAATTGCGGACACAAACTCTCCGGTTTCAATGTTTTGGATTTTGAATCATACTACTAATAACAGAGCAATCTTGTTCAAAAATGGGGAATCAACGTATACTCTACAAACTGGAGAATATTTGTTTTACACTAACACCTCAAAAACACAGCTTGTTGCACTAGGTGCAGGAACTATTATTACACGTACTAACAATACTGAGTTGTTAGACTGTGAGGCTATTACATATGACGATTTGTTAACTAATGGCTTCTTATCGTATCTTAACGGAGAGACAGACGGAAATGAACGATGGAAAAATGTAGGATATCCTGTTACTGCAACTGAACAACAGTATTACCAGTTGGGTCAAAAAACAATTTTGAAGTTAAAAAATCCGAAGTTTGCAGAAAAAATTATTGAAATTCGTAATGACGGTATGTACGTATTTGATGATCCATCCGGCAGCTGGAATCCAATTAACGATACAACTGGATTTACATTTTCATTTGTTGACTCAGAATCCAATACAACAGAAGAAACAGTTCTTTCGACAACTACTGATACAGACTTACAATGGAATGTTACTTCAAATCTGAACTTGGATATTTCTCCAAGTAAACCAATGACGTTAGAAGAATATCAAACAATTACGTTACTGTACGACGAATATCTGGCTGTATCCTGTAGCAAAAACGGCTCTACAAGTACTGATAAAGCAGTGAGAGTGTCAAGCGTTGAGGATGGTTCTATATTACTTGGAGAATGGAAACGCACCTCTGTAAACAAACGAATTGAAATTAAAGATAAAAACATGCTGTTATATGATGGAATTAAATGTACATACACTACCGTAGCTGATGGAAAAATTTCATTTATATACGATGGATATGATTTTACATTGGAGTTAGTTCAGAAAAAATCTCCTGTAACTTTGTCAGGAACAATTTACACAAACAAACCCTTAACAGCAGTTGGTGGCGAAAATGTTGATGTTCGTTGGTATGATATTACAACATTAAGTTACAATCCTCTGGAATTTTACAGCTATGGTAAAGCAGATAAAATTGAAGATGGGTTGACATGGTCAGACACACAAGCAAACATCACACTTACAAAACAGGAAGGGCAGAGTTCTGTTGAGTTTGAGTCCAAAAATGAATACACATTGCTTCCTGGAAGTTATATTTTGCCTGTTATTATCAAAACGGAATCAGCTACAAATGTGACAGTTGGATTGAAAACAGATACTGGAACAATTTATTATTTGAGATCTGATTCTAAATCTGCTAACAAAGGCAGCTCTGAGTTTACTACCGCGGGAACATATTATTGCAGAGTAACAGTTGAGAACGAGAATCTGGAATATAAACTTGTTATTACATCTAATGATTCTGTAACTGTTGTGTTTAATCCATTGCATGAGTATGCTACTGAGGGAACAATCTTTAGCGATGCAAACTATTTGGATCAAATTTATAATAAAACTCAACAACTTGATACAAATCATTTCTTCAATTACACGTATGAAGTTCCAGAGGAACAGCTGATTGAAAATCCATTAGAAGCAATATCATTTTTCAAGTCAGCTCATATTTACAACAAAAACACAATCGCACAGTGGCGATCTCAAAGTGATGAATCAAGATTTACAATTTTGAACAAGATTAGGTGATTATATGTTTCGTTTACAAAATAATGTGCCTGAGATTTATGTTCAAGCATCTAGAGATTTTCAATTGTTTTGTAGATTATATGACGCAATCCAAGGGGGAGTTAAATTTTCAATTGACTCCCTTCAGGATGCTACATCAACAAAAAACTGTAATGCATCGTTGCTTGAGCTGTTAAAAACAAAGCTGGGGTTATTTACAAACACTGAAGTTTCAGAAGAGAACATGAGGCTTGTTCTCAGTGCATTTCCATATATTATGAGATGCAAGGGTTCTCTTCGTGGTGTACAATACATATTAAACTTGTTTTCCAGACTTACAGATGAACAAGATGCTATTGGTACAATTGATGAAGAAAAGCTTACAACAGATCATGAACTACACGTAACGTTTCCAAAGGATCTAAAAAATGATACGTTACTAATTGAGTTGCTAAAATTGATTCTTCCTGCCGGATACATGTTGACATACACAATTGCACAAACAGCAACTACAGATATCAAATTTGGCATCGACTCACGTTTAACAATTAACTCGATTACTGAAAATTATAACTCAGTCCATGACGCTAATTTGACGGAAAAACAACTTCACAAAAATGAGGTTGGAACAACAGAAGTTTATAATTCCAAGGAGGAGATATAAATCGTGAAACTTGGATACTCTGGTGAGTTAACTATAATTCATCAAAATAACAAATTTTTTGCACATAACAACGGTACAAGACATTTATTTCAACTGTTAACATCAATCCTTTCCGGCAACAGTTTTTCCATGAAAAATTTGCCTGCAAAATTTGATCTTGTTAATAAATCAGTGTCACAAGTTTTAGCTGATGGAAGAATCAGTTCAAGTGACTCTGTACTAACAAGTAGGTTGATTGTTACAAAAAACATGACGCTGGATCAAGAGCTAAATCCGCATCTTGAAATATCTAGTGTATTGTCAAGCGGAAATATTTCTAACACTTCAACCACAGTGACAGGAAATCTTACACTTGTGTTACTTCCAAATGATGGCGACATAGTTCTTGCTGCTGTTGACTACAACATAAACTCATACAATCAGTTACTACGTGGCGGTCAAGCTCAACTAATTTGGACATTGACTATTGAAAATAAATGAGGTAATAAATATGTACATTAAATCCACAAATGTTGATGTTTTTCCTTTTCATGACAACCGAGGAAAACATAATAACAGATTACTTACTGAACAAAATTTAATCAAACTTGCAAAGCATCCGCTTGAAAATGAAAGCTTTGTTCTTTCTGATTCATACTCAGGCGCTAGTGTTCCATTTGAGTTCATACTATGTGGATATCGTTTTTCAATTAAGTTTAATGCGGAAACAGTTCTAAATAATAAAAATACTGGAACAATAACTGCAATTGCTTACTTGAACAATGACACAGGAACGCTTTATGGCACAGATGAAGATTCTCGGTTTACTGCATTACAGCTTGTTTCTGAGGATCAAACTCCAGAAGCTCCTGTCGCTGATGCGTCAATAACTGATGCTAACTTTACTGAAATGTCTTTACTTATCTTGAATGTTGATTTAGCCGCAGAGGAAAACAAATACGTAATTCCTGAAGAGTCAAGACGAACTATTGATGGTGGTGTCATTGAGTAAAAGTGTAAATTTTTATTAAATTTTTTACAATTGAAAAATAAATTTTAGGGTTCTTGCCAAATATTTTTGGTTTGAACCCTATTTTCACGAATTCTACATGTATAACATAATATATAATATTATATATAATTATTATAATTATAACAATTGTTTACAATTGTTATTAATTAATAACATTGTTAATAATTATATTAATTATTTAATTATATAACATTGTTTACAATTTATATGTATTATGTTTCTGGGTCAAGAATATTAAGAAAGTGTTAAATTGCTGATGAAACCTCGTAAATTTGAAGTTATTGAATGTCCAAAATGTGGTAGACAATATTTACCTGCTGAGATTTTTGTTCCGAAATCCTTTTTTGGAAAACCTCGTGATGTTGTTCGTGATGTTTATGGTAAAATTCTTGAGTATGAAGATACATCTCTTGATACTACTGAGTATTATACCTGTGATAAATGCAATACTGTTTTTGAAGTTAGAACAAAAATTTCGTTTAGCACCGATAAAAATAAATCAGAAAATTTTGATGAAGAGTATGTTTCTCCAATCAAAAATTTGTTTCTAAATGATTAAAATTGAAGAAAGACAAACTGTTAAAGTTCCTGGATTAACCTCATTATTTGTGTCATTTCAGTACAATAAAAACATTGTTGATTGTATCAAAAAACTTGAAACATGTTTTTATAACTCAGAACACAAAGAATGGGAAGTTCCATTAACAGCTTTTTCAGAACTTGTTGATAGATGCTGTGAATTTGATGAAATAGATGTGACTTTACAATCTGATGTTAAAGATATAACTGTTGATTATTCTTTGATGGAATACAAAACAAAGCCGTTTGAGTATCAGCGTCAAGGAATCGAGTTTGGGCTAAATCATAACAAATTTTTGTTGTTAGATGATCCCGGGCTTGGAAAAACATTACAGTTACTGTATCTAGCTCAGGAGTTAAAAAAACGAGATCATATTCAACATTGTTTGATCATTTGTGGTATCAATGCGTTAAAAATGAACTGGAAATCAGAGATTGAAAAACATTCAGATCTTGATTGTGTGGTTCTAGGCCAGCGTATTAACAAAAAAGGGAAATTGGTTGTTGATGGTATAAATGAACGACTAAATCAGTTAAAAAATCCAATCAATGAATTTTTTGTTATAACAAATATTGAGACATTGAGAAATGATCAAATTCTGAAGGAATTAAAAAAATCAAAAGTCAACAAGTATGATATGATTGTTCTTGATGAGATACATAAATGTAAATCCAATAGTTCACAGCAAGGAAAAAACTTGCTGAAATTAAACACTGCAAAATATATGGTTGGAGCAACAGGAACATTGTTGTTAAACAGCCCTCTTGATTGTTATGTTCCATTGAGCTGGATTGGAGTTGAACGATCTACATTTAGTAATTTCAAATATTACTATTGTTCTTTTGGTGGTAATTTTAACAATGAAATCACTGGATATAAAAATACAGCTGTTTTGAAAAATCAAATTGAACAAAATTCATTAAGAAGAACAAAAGATATTCTTGGCCTACCTCCAAAGGTTATTATTCCTGAATTTCTCGAAATGTCTCCTGAACAGGAAGTATTTTACAATAACATTAAAAATGGTGTTGTAGAAGCTGCAAACAAAGTAACACTTCGTGCTGCAAACATTTTATCATTGTGCGGAAGACTTCGTCAGGCAACAGCTTGCCCTTCAATTTTAACTACTGATTCAATTCCGAGTGCAAAACTTGATCGTGCAGAGGATTTAATTGATCAGATTGTTAGTAGCGGTAATAAAGTTGTTGTGTTTTCAACATTTAAGGAAACTGTTTACGAACTTGCTCGTCGAGTTAGTAGATATGGAGTTGTTATTGGAACAGGAGACCAGGACGAAACACAATTTGAACAATCAAAAATACTGTTTCAAAATGATCCTGATGTACATGTATTCATTGGAACACATCAAAAATCAGGAACGGGAATTACATTAACAGCTGCAAATTATTTAATTTTCATTGATACACCTTGGACTGCAGGAGATGTTCATCAGTGTGAGGATAGAATACATCGAATTGGAACAACGAGCACAGCTTTTATTTATCATTTGATTACCAGAGACACAATTGATGAACGTGTTTATGATCTCGTTCAAGATAAAGCAGCAATGTCAGATTACATTGTAGATGATAAAATTACACAAGCTGGATTAAATAGCTTGAGAAAATATATTGAGGAGCTACAATTTTGAAGTTGATTATTTGACTTACATCCATTATAATAACTGGTGTAAACAAAATCACGTAGCCCGTTTTGAAGAGGTACATCCTTTCCACAGGGCGTACCTCTTTCAAGTTGATAAAACTCGATTTCTATTATATAATTATGGTATAAAGGAAAGGGGGTCGTGTATGTTTGCTGGACGACTATAAGGAATCGTTACGAAGCTGCGCTAGTTTGATTCCGGGTTGGGAAACAAAAGGAAAAAATGAGTTATGTAGAGAATATGTTCAACATAAAGACAATGAACGTTTACAGAACGCTTATTTTGCAGCAATTGTTTACCGATATTGGAATTTGATTTCAAAATACTACTACATGAGCAGCAATGTTGCAAGTGTTGAAGATTGTTACGAGTGGTTGGTTGATAGCGTATATGGATGCTTGAAAGCAACAAGTTGGGACAATCCAAATACTTCAATTTACAACGATCCAAATGGTCCGGATAAAGTCATAAACCGATGTATGAAGTGTGCACGTCTTACATATTATCAGTTTATAAATCGTAAAAAACGAAAAGACAATTTTGGTTTATTAAGCATTGAGGAGATGGCTGAATCATTTGGAGCAACCATTTCTGAACCAGAGGATACAACAACCCCTGATAAATTAACAGATTGGGCAATCGTTGATTTTATTCGTGATGCATTTGGTAAAAAAGATTACTTCACAGCAATTTTAATTGACTGCATCATTAATGAGGAAGTATTTGATGTAACAACATCATTTGAACTAGGAACTCAAAGTGAGTTCAATGTACGAAAGTTGGCACGATTTATTTCAGAAATCGACGATAACTACATAATTGAGTTTGCACACAGATACAAACTTGATTTGGAGGATGTGAAACAAAATTTGAAGATTTCGGAAGAAGTCGTGGAATTTGAAACGCCGGAATTGAACCATTTGTGGGGAGAGTATGTCCAATTATGCACATTTCAATGTTAAACTTGCAGAGATTTTGGGATTACATCCTGCAATTTATCTTGCGTTGATTATGGACATAAATGAAAAGGCAATTCGTAAATCAAAAACAAACAAGAACTTTTTTACAATTGATCGTAAATATGTTACGAAGAGAACAACATTATCAGAGCAGGAACAACGAGACATTGAGACAAATCTAATCAAGGTCGGAATTTTGGAAAGATCAGCAACTGAAGCGAACACAATTCAGCTCAATCTTACAACACTTACAAGTATATTGATGACTCCCGATGAGTCGTTGCTCAAAGATATCTCAAAAAAGGTCAAGGCTATCCCGAAGGTTTCCGTACAGGATGCAAAGATGACTCGTATTGCAAATGAAATGAAATCAAACATCATTACTCCAAATCCAGAGCTTCGTACAGCATATTGTAACTGGATTGATGCAGTTCTTCAAAAAGATGGGTTCATGAACAAAACTGCTGTTATGGCAGCACAAGCAGCTGCAAGTAGATTTGCAAATAGAAATCTTCAGGTCGAGCTACAACTTCTTGAGATTGCAACAATCAATGCTTACAGAGATATGAACTGGGCAATCAATGCTTATAACAAGGATTACAAGGTTAACTATTCAATTCAAAATCCAGTTACCACAACAGTTACTCCGTCAGTTGTAACAAAACCCAGATTGAGTGATGAGGTGTTTTAATGGGAATTGTGTTGAGTGAGAATTGTTATCTTCAGGATAGCTGTTGGAAATATATGAATGATGAAACAGCACCTTGTAAGAGTGGAAATGTTTTTTGTCCAAAGTTCTTTCGTACAAATTATCTATTTGATGAATCGTTGATGTCAATTAAACAGAGAATTCATATTCCACTTCGTCCTGATGCAGATGGTACGGATCGAGAGGAGTTTGTTAAACTCAAGAAAATTGAGGACGGAATTGAATCATTTGTTGACAATGGTCAGTGTTTGTACATCCATTCCGGAATTTGTGGAAATGGAAAAACAGCTTGGGCGTTGAGAATGTTACAGTCTTACATAAATAAAATATGGTTCAAATCCGATCTTCGTTGTAGGGTGTTGTTTGTTAACGTTCCAAGATTTATATTGGCATTGAAGGAAAATATTTCCACTCCCAATGAGTATGTAAAACATATTCGAGAAAATATTGAGACAGCTGATCTTGTTGTTTTTGATGAAGTAGGAACGAAGGACTTGTCTGTGTTCGAACATGAAAACATTTTGAGTATCATTAACACACGGATTGATAACGATAAATCAAATATTTATACATCAAATTTGTCTCCTATGGAACTTCGGGCAAGGGTGGGCGACAGACTATATAGTAGAATCGTCAATATGTCAATTGATGTTGAACTACATGGGGCAGACAAACGCTCCTTAACAATTTGAGGAGGAAGAGCATAAATGGTACAACTTCAAATGCTCAATCAGGTTTTACAATCTGGTGACAATTCAATTCTCAAAGTCAACAGCATTGACGATTCGTTTTTCTCAGATTTTCCGGATGAATTTCGATTTATTCAAGATCACATTGCAAAGTATGGTAATGTTCCTGACAAGCTAACATTTGCAGAAAAATTTCCAACATTTGATTGGATTGAAGTAAATGAGACTCCAAATTATTTGATTGATGAGCTGTACAGAGACAGAAACAAGAGAAATCTTGCAAGAGTGTTTAATGCAGTTCGCGATCAAATCAATGCAGGAAACATTGAAGCAGCTACAAATATTTACACAACAGCTGTTGAGGATATTGTTCAAGCTACTCATATTGATTCTGTTGATATTCTGAAAGATACAAGTCGGTATGATGCATATGTTGATAGAACTCAGGATTTTTCAAAATTCTATGTAAAAACTGGCTTTGATGAACTTGACAAGCTCCTTGGGGGTTGGGATAGACTTGAAGAACTTGCAACAATCATTGCACGACCTGGTGTAGGTAAATCTTGGGTGTTGTTAAAATGTGCCATTGCAGCTGTTGAACAAAATCTTCGAGTTGGCTTGTACTCTGGTGAGATGAGCGAAATGAAGGTCGGTTATCGTTTTGATACACTTGTTGGTCATGTTTCTAATAGTGGTATCATGAGAGGTAATGCAGATTTAATGAATCAATATAAAAAATATATGGAGTCACTATCTCAACGATTTCCAAATAGCTGCTTGAAAATCATTACACCGAAAATGATTGGTCATTCTGCAACTGTTACAGACCTTGATGGATTCATTTCAAAGGAACAGCTTGATATATTGTTTGTTGACCAACATTCTTTGATGGAAGATCAGCGTAACGCAAAAGATCCTGTAACTCGAGCAGCTAACATTTCAAAGGATTTGAAAAATCTTCAAGTTTTGAAACGAATTCCGATTATTGCGGTTTCACAGATGAATCGTAATGAGCTTGATGACGATAGCATCATTGATGTTTCACATAAATACAGCAAGTCTGAATATCCATTTGATAACATAACAAAATCCCAATCATACAAAGTAGCATTGGGAGATATTTTAATAATTGAAAAAAGAAAATAACGATATGAGCGAAGAATTACAACAGAAACTCCGTGACCAACTATGGGAAGTTGCTAACAAATTGCGTGGCAATATGTCAGCTAGTGA